AGACGTTAAAAATGAAAATGAGCGAAGATACAGTGAATCACTAGAAAGGGAATAAAATGGGCGCAGAAGCAATACAAGAATTTTTAGTTAAACTCGGCTTCAACGTAGACGAACATTCCCTTTCTAAATTTATGGGCGGACTAGATTCTGCCGCTATTCGTATCGCTGGTTTTGGTGCAGCTATGGCAGGGGTGGCTGTCGAAGTAGTGCATAGCGTTCAAGAGATCGCTGCTGAAAACGTGCAACTTTCTTTATTAGCAAAACAACTCAACGCTTCTGCTTCTGCTGTCGAGGAATTTATCGATACTGCTACAATTATGGGAGTCAAATCAGAGGACACTGCCACATCACTAAAGAACTTTGCGGGTAACGTAGCAGATGCGGCGATGGGAATCGGTCGAGCTAAAATTGTTTTTGAAAAACTCGGAATAGCGGTAACAGACGCAAGCGGTCAGATGCGGTCTTCTACAGATGTTATGGAAGATTTAAAAGTAAAAATGGCTGGTCTTGGCCGTGCTCAACAACTGCGTATAATGGAGAAACTAGGACTTGATCCAAAACTTCTGAAAATGTTTAACGATGAGTTTGGGAACACCAAAAAGATCGCCTCTCAACTCACGGCCATTGATACCGCGACGGGGTTCGACTTAACCAAATCCATAGCACAGTCCAAACAGTTTAGCGGTGCTTGGCGCGGAATGAAAAACGAAATAAATCTCGTGAAAATGCTATTCAGCAAGATGCACGAAGCGATCGCCGTGCGAATGATGCCGGGCATTCAGGCGGGGATAGAAGATGTAACGAAAGCAATCGAGAACGCACGCCACTTCATAATGGATAACGCAAAGCAAATTGAGGACGCATTGCAGCCGATTTTAGAAGCGGTTGTTTCTATTGGTTCAGCTATTGCAAGACTCACAGGGCGAGCATTTCAGCTGATGGGCGAATTAATCAAACCCGTGATCGATATTATTATGAAAGCAAATGACGAAACGGATGGATGGTTATTTAAGATTATCGCCTTAACCGCGGCGTGGAAAATGTTTAACTTATCCTTTCTTATTTCGCCGCTAGGTCTAATCATTGCACTCGGTGCGGCGTTATTGTTACTCTATGATGATTGGAAAACGTGGGAAGAGGGCGGCGAGAGTGCTATAGACTGGGGTAGTGACACAGTAAATACAATCGGGGGAGTTGTTGTGGGTTTAGGCCTACTCGGTGCATCTATAGCAATTACAAAAGGCTTATTTATGGCTTGGGCGGTTGCGGCAAAGGTTGCGGCGGCGGCTCAAATGGCGTTTAATGTAGTTATGACAATGAACCCTATAGGCCTGGTTATTATTGCTATTTCTGCGCTTATCTTGGCTGGCTATGAACTCGTTAAGCACTGGGATGTAGTTAAGAAATGGTTTCACGAATTTTTCGACTGGTTTGCACAAAAGTGGGCGATAGTTTCTGGAATTACAGATAAAATATCGGGAATGGTTGGCGACTCGTTTCATAAAATCGAGGGGTCTATTACGGGCAACCCGCTTGGCGCAGATGCGGCGGCTAAAACCGTAACGGTACAACAAAATACTACAATGCACATCAACGGCACACAAAGTCCACAAGTGACAGCGCAAGCAGTAGCGGCACAACAAACGCACGTCAATGCACAAATGACTAGAAATATGACAGCGAGGGCGAGATAATGGCAAGTATTATCCCACAAGGCGGAAGACTTCTGGGCAATATTATCCCAGATTTAGTCATAAGTGAGAGCACGATTGACAGCTGGGAAGTTACAGCGCATCCCGTACAGCAAGGCGCATCAATATCAGATCATAAATATAGAAAGCCGATATCTTTAAAACTTTCTATGATGTTTAAAGCTGGGAGCACGTCAGATTTGAGCACTACTTATAAAAAGCTTTTAGACCTACAAGCAAGCACGGCACTTTTTGACGTGATGACACCAAAGCGCATATACAGCAATATGCAGTTGATATCTTTAAGCTCTACAACCGACCAGCACACTGAAAACGTGTTATCAATATCTGGGGAGTTGAGAGAGGTTATAATAGTTGATGTTGTTGTTGCAAATGTACCGCCAAGGGCAAAGCACAAGAACGCAAAAAAAACAGGCGGTACTGCAAAGACGGGGGCAAAGTCAACTAAAAGCAAAGGAACAATTCAGAAAACTGACAACGGCTCTATTTTGAGCAAGATAAAAGGACTTTTATAAAATGACAGTATCTCAAATACCACTTACCAATATCCCACAAACTTTTTCTATTCCGATAAATGGGATAAATTATAATTTGACTTCAAAATGGAACGAAAAACAGGGCTGGATACTTGATATCGCAGATGTGGATAATAACCCTTTAATCGGTAACATTCCCTTGACGACTGGAAGAGATATACTAGAGCCGCACACAAATCTTGGCTTCGGCGGTAGTTTGTATGTTGTTAATACGGGCAGTACGGACGTTCCAGGTTATGACAATCTCGGCACTGACGCAAATCTTTATTTTGTAACGAGTATCTAATGCAACAATGGATGAGATATTGTAGCTTAATTGTTTCAGGTCAAGGCGACGCACTAGATTTGTCAAAACTTCGAATTTCGTTTGAGATAAGAAAGACAGAAAACGAAACGCCAAATCAAGCGCAAATAAAAATATATAATTTAGCACAAGATACAGAAAATCAAATCATAAATGAATTTACACGGGTAACACTGCAAGCGGGATATCAGGATCATCACGGCGTGATTTTTGACGGCGAAATTACGCAAAGCAAACGAGGGCGTGAAGTTGGAACAGACACATATGTGATGATATCTGCAAGCGATGGCGATCAAGCTTATAACAGCGCAATAGTAAATATTACCTTATCCGCTGGCAGTTCACAAAGCGATTACATAGCCGTGGCATCAAAAGCGATGGGTGTCGGCGTAGGTCATATCGACACAGCGGGGCATAGATTACCACGCGGTAAAGTTATGTACGGACACGCCAAAGACGTTTTAAGGACTTCGGCATATTCCAACGATCAAGATTGGAGCATACAAGATGGACAGCTACAGATACTAGGCAAGATATCATTACTTCCAAATCAAGCTGTTGTGCTAAATTCTCAAAGCGGATTAATCGGTGGGGCTGAACAATCGACAAAGGGAATTAATGCGAAAGCCCTTTTAAATCCGATGTTAAAAATAGGGGCGCACGTAATAATAAATGAGGCGGATGTGGCTTTGGCTAAAATACAGTTAAAGAAAGCGGATACAAGCAAAAACCCGCCCGTTGATGGTTCGGATACAGATAAACTTGCTTTAGTTGCAAAAGATGGGTCTTATAAAATTATCGGGGCAAGTTTTGTGGGGGACACTTACGGCACGGATTGGTACAGCGAGATAGTTTGTCTTGATGTAGATGAGACAATTAAGAAGGTAGCTAAGGGTAAAAAAAAGAGTAAGAAGAAAAAGGCGATAATATGATACACGCAAAAGAACGACTTAATGACGAACAAGAAACACTAAGAAGTGCGATTGAGGGCGTACAGGCGAAACTTTGGACAGCGTTGCCTGCGAAGATCTTAACCGTAAATTATGCAAAACAAACGCTTACCGCACAGCCGACAATTATGGGAAAAATAACGGATGATGATGGCTACATATCCGATGTAAATCTGCCTGTTTTAGTTGATGTTCCGTTTCAAAGTTTCGGCGGTTCGGGGTTTATCGTAACGATGCCAAATCTTGAAGGTAGTGAGTGCCTAATTGTTTTCTCTTCTCGCTGTATAGATGGTTGGTGGTCGATGGGTGGCGTACAACCACAAGCAGAACAAAGGATGCACGATCTAAGTGATGGAATGGCGATTATAGGTTTTAATAGTCAAGCTAGGGCTATCCAGAATTACTCAACAACAGCCGTGGAAGTTCGCACGTTTGACGGTAGCACAAAAATAGGTTTAGCGAGTGGGTCGGTTACAATTACGGCAGCAAATACACACATCACGGGAACGTTACAAGTTGACGGGGCGATTACGTCCTCGGCATCAGTGACAGCGCCAACGGTTACGGGTAGCACAAACGTTATATTCGGCGGTAAGAGCGGTATAGCACATACACATTCAGGCGTAACTACAGGTTCAGGAAGCACAGGAGCACCAAATTGACATACAGACAACTAGATACTAATGGAGATTTTACTTTTGGAAGCGGACTTGCAAATTATCTGCAAAACAGCACGGATGCAGTCGTTCAAGCCGTGCAAACTCGCTTTAAGTTATGGGAGGGAGAGTGGTTTCTTGACATTACTGAGGGCACGCCATATATGTCTGGGATGCTCGGCAAATACACGCAGGACACTATCGATCAGCTAATCAAAAAGCGCATTTTAGAGACGCAGGGCGTGGATAGCATTCTGTATTTTCAAGGCATCTACAACGGAAATGATAGAAGCTACGTGATAAGTGCTACAATATCGACAATCTACGGCACAGCCGATATCACGGGGGCATTTTAATGGGAGTTTTAGCAACACTTGACGCATCAGGATGGAACTATTCAGACTATCCAACTACCCTCGCATACGTTCAAAATATATTTACTAATATTTACGGAACGGATATCTATATAGCTCCAGACAGCCAAGACGGGCAACTTGTAGCCGCTTTGGCTACAGCGATGTATGACAACAATCAAACTTTTGCAGCGGTCATCAATTCATTGTCCCCGACTTATGCACAAGGTGTTCAGTTATCGAATGAAGTTTTAGTCAACGGAATATCTCGACAACCTGCAACGTATTCAACAGCAACTTTAACATTAACGGGAACAGTTGGAACGGTAGTCAGTGGGGCATCAGCTAAAGACGCAAATGGCAACACTTGGGATATAGCAAGCGGCGTACTTGATAGTGCGGGCACGGCTCTACTTTTTGCAACGTGCGAAACTGCGGGGGCGGTCACTGCTTTAGCAAATACAATCAATCAGATTAATACTCCAATTTTCGGATGGTTGACGGTCAACAATCCAAACGCAGCGACAACGGGAATGGATGCAGAGAGTGACTACTCGCTAAGACAAAGACAAGCGTTATCTACTGCGCTCCCATCAGTAACGGCTATCGGCGGATTATTGGGCGGATTGTTGTCAGTATTGAGCGTTACGAGGGCGGCGGTTTATGAAAATCCAACAAGCGCTATTGATACAAACGGGTTGCCTGCTCACTCTATAGCGGCGGTTGTAGAGGGTGGCGATGGTCAAACTATTGCAAACCAGATCGCACTAAGAAAGACAATCGGGTGCTACACATACGGAACGAGCACATATACAACAACTGACTCAATGGGAATCGCATCACAAACTAACTTTTCAGTGCTGGCTTATGATAATTTAAAGATGGCGATTACTATTCACCCATTGACGGGATATATAAGCTCAACTTTGACAGCGATACAAACTGCTCTTTCAACATTCATAAGCGGGCTAAATATCGGCGATGATGTTTTATACAGCAAGCTCTATACGGTGGCAAACCTAAACGGCTCGGCACTCGGACAAACTTACAATATTACCTCTTTACAGATTGGATTATTATCTGGCACACTTGGCACTTCGGATATCGTAGTGCCATACAATCAAGCGGCGGCACTTACTGTCAGCAATGTAGTCATAAGTGTAGTGTGATGAATCAGTATACAAGTTACATAACATCTGAGCATCAAAAGCCGAACTTCTTGGCGATTGTGAACGGATTAACACAGCCCTTTGACGACATAGAACAATTATCGCTCGATCTAAATATAAATACCGCAACAGGCTATATGCTCGATATTCTCGGCGGGTGGATAGGACAGCCAAGGGCGCTACAAGCTCCTATACAATTATCCCCGACTCAATGGGATACTCTTTTGTATGGCGGATGGGATACAGGCGTTTGGTATAATGAATTTGACGTGTTGACAACTATATCACTTCTTGATGATGCAGATTATAGATTTTTATTGATCCTCAAAATCGCTCAAAATCATTTCGATGGCACAGCGGCAACTGCATATAATATTTTAAATTTGTTTGGCACGCCTGCAACTATTGTAGACAATCAGAATATGAGCTGTACCATTACTTTTTTGGGAACCTTAAGCTTAATTCAAGAATCACTCATCTCGCAAAAGATAGTAAATTTAGCACCGTTCGGCGTTTCGGTACAATACTCTTAGAAAAAAAAGGATAAACTTTGGCACAAAATGATTATCAGACTTTTGGCGATAGCGGAACAGACGGCACAAATAAACTATCTCTAACTAACTATGTAGCGGATAATGATAGAATTTACGGCAACGGATACACTACAAAACTACTACGCTCTCAGCTTGTAAATAAAGTTTTACAACAAACTTCTAAAATCAGCTCGGCGGTTGCTCAGTTTCTAGTGAATAACGGGATATCTGCGCTAGATACGGATAGCTCTACTGTTATTGCTACAAACATAGATAATTCACTTAATGCTTCTCGAAATACAGCGACACACGCGGCAACGTCAAAAACAACGCCCGTAAGCGCGGATGAAATAGCGATTTTGGATAGCGCCTCTTCTTTTAGTTTGAAGAAACTAACTTGGGGCACGTTTGCGTCAATTTTTGCGCCATTGGCATCTCCTGCTTTAACTGGAATACCAACAGCTCCAACAGCAACAGCTAGGACTAATAATACTCAAATAGCTAATACGGCTTATGTAGACGGAAAGATGGTGCTTAGCACTTCTGTAGCAACAACAAGCGGAACTTCTATTGACTTTACTGGTATACCTAGTTGGGTTAGAAGAGTTACGATTATATTTAGTGGAGTTAGTACAAATGGTACAAGCTCAGTAATAGTGCAAATAGGTTCTGGTTCTGTAGTTACAAGCGGTTATTTAAGTGGTCACGGTATCGGAGGAGTAGGAACTGCTGGGTATAATACTACCACAGGTTTTGGGATACTTGCTGGTGCAAGCGCAGCACACGTTATTCACGGACATATGACAATAACTTTATTTACAGGAAATACATATACTTCATCTCACAGCACTGGATATTCAGATGGTGCTTACAATGGGGCTGGTGGTGGTACTGTTACAGCAAATGGAGCAATAGACAGAATTAGACTAACCACAGTAAACGGCACAGATGCATTCGATGCTGGTTCAATAAATATAATGTACGAAGGATAAAAAATGAGAATAGAAATAGACATAGATGGAAACATAACAGAACACGAAGATGCTCCAATAGTTCCTATTACATTAGAACAGTCAATAGCACATCTTGAAAGTACAACAGACACTTACATACAAAGCAAAATAGATGCTTATAATTTAGCAAACGGTGTAAAGTTTAGAGATATAGATGCATTTACGAAGTACGCAGTAAATACAGCAAGCGAGCATAATACTATCGCAAATAAATTCATAGCGTACGCAGATAATATCTGGAAAACTATTCGTGCATATCAAAAAACTGCAACTACTATTCCAACAGATGCAGAATTTAAAGCTGTGCTAGATGAAGTGATATTCTAATGAAATCATTTAACGGCGATGTAATCCTCGAAGAGATGAAAAACGGATATTGGAAATTACAAGAGTATTTTAGTTATGAAAACGACTATCTTCAAGTAACCGTCAAATCTGATTTCATAACTGACGGTGCATCAATTCCAAAAATATTCTGGAGCGTTGTCGGTAGTCCGCTAGAGAACGATTTACTAAAACCTGCAATCATCCACGATGGTTTATATACGGCTAATGGTTTAGTAACAATTATGCGATTAAAAAGATCAGAGTGTGATAAGCTATTGAGAGAGATGCTATTGTTTAACGGAACCTCTAAAGTTAAAGCGTATTCTATTTATTATGCTGTGAGATTATTTGGTGGCTCTCATTGGAAAAAAGATACAACCGATATGATGAAATTTGTACAAATAAAGGGTAAGGATGTGTGATATGGATATGGCACCTAGAATACAAAAGCTAGAAGGAGAACATCTGCTATTAAGCCAAGAGCTTACTCAAATGAATAAGACTCTGTCAAAGATAGAAACTGCTATAGAAAAACAAAATGAAATATCTTCTGATATTCGTATGTTAAGACAAGAATTTAGTTCTCATACAGTAATAGACCGTGATAGTATGATACGTCAAAATAAAAGAATAGAACAAATAGAAAAGAACTTAGGTAAAATTGTTTGGATGTTAATAACATCCGTATTTGGTGCAGTTATGGCACTTATAATAAAGGTTAATTTATGATTAAAGAATTAAAACGAGTATGGTTTATTTTAGCCACAACTTTAGCATTAGCGTATGTATTCATTAGCGGATATTATGAGAGTTTTCCTGCTGTAATTCAGCTTGTACTATCTAAATTCTTATTAGTTACAGCTGGAGTGTTAACTGCTCATATAATTAGGAAATCTATCTTACCAGAAGTGAACTGGAATAATGACTATAAATGGCAACTTACTTCCGCAGTTATAGCGTTTTATTTAATCGTTATCTACTGCTTCGCAATGGGTGGATGATGAAAACTATTCTACTTCTTGTTATAGCAATGTCGTTTGCTTATGCACAGCGATGTGAATTATATATTCAAGAAGTACGAAAAGCTCATTACTCTCAGTTTGGTGTAGACTTTCCATATCAGTATGGTGTAGGTCA